CCGCACCGACCATCGACGCCAACGCCAAGGCCGCCGTGGACTCCAGCTCCAATCAGTTGGTCTACATGAGCGGCTCGACGGTGTACGCGCTCGATCCGGTGCGGACCGCTGGGGCGGTGCTTGAGTCCCTGACCGCGGCCGATGACAGCTACGAGTTCTTCGAGGCGCCGGCCCCGGTGACGATCACGGGCGTCTCCTGTCGCTGCCGCGGGGCGTGCTCGACGGCGGCTACTTTCACCCTGGAGGATCGCGGCGGAAACGCCATGACGATCACCGGGACCAACCCGACGTGCTCGACAACCGGCAATTCGACCTTCGCTGCGGTGACGGCAGGGAACGCGCTTGTGGCCGGCGAAGGGCTGGCCTTCGACGTGACCAACACGCCGACGACCGGCGACACCTACACCATCACCGTGACCTACCTGGTGGCCCGCCAGTGAGGCGGCCTCTCGTGTCGCTGCTCGCCGCCGTGCTGAGCCTTCACCCGGCGCTTGCTGACGGCCCCGTCGTGGTAAGACGCGTCGCGTCTGTACCAGGTACGGGCAATCTGCTCTCGGAGCTACTCGGGGCAGGTGGCTTCGTAGACGCGGACTGGACGACGACGACCTCCGGCGGCACCGTGACGCCCAACAACGCCTCGGGCTCCGGGTGCGGTTCGGGGGCGGGATGGGGCGGCGAGTGCCTCAAGATCGACGCCGGGGTATTCGATGGCCCGTTCGTCAACAACACCTTCGCGGCGCAGAGCGGCAATATCTGGTTCCGTGGGCGCCTGAAGGTCGCTTTCGTCCTGAGCCTCGACAACAACGCACACAGCGTTGCAGGCTTCAGCACTGCGGCTGTCGGTGGAGAAGGCAACGGCGCTTTGACCATCCGCCTCGTGCGGGACGCCGGGCCCAACTACCGGCTGAAGCTCTACATCTTCAGCGCGGGCGGTACTTCGGTCCTGCTTGACACCTACCCGGCCGGATCTCTCGCGACGAACGATCAACTGTGCGTGGAGTTCCAAGAGAACATCACAACGCACGCGTGGGAATGGCGCCTCAACGGGGTCAGCGAGGGCAGCGGGACTGAGGTGACGATCGACCTTGCCCCGACCGACTTGTTCCTCGGGAGCTACCTCACTCTGAGCACTGACGACGCCGACACGCAGTATTGGGACCAGATCGAGGTCTCGACAACGGGGTGGATGGGATGCTCGTAAAGCGCGCGCTCGCCCTGATGCTGCTCGCGAGCTCTCCCTCGCTGGCGGCAGAGTTCCACGTTCGTACGGATGGCAACGACGCCTGCGACGGCACGGTCAATGTCGGTGGCAGTTCAGGCGCCTGCGCGAGGCTGACCCCGCAGGCTGGCGTCAACCTGATCGCTGCGTGCGGCGATATCGTCACCGTGCACGCCGGCGCCTACGCGAGCAGCATCAGCATTACCCCGCGGGTTTGTAGCGCCGGGACCCCGGTCGTCGTGAGGGGCGATCCCGCGGTTGCCGTTGGTAGCGTGATCCTCCAGGGAACGGTGACCTTCCCGGTGTCCGGCGTCTCCGGTCCGTCGTGGCATCAGTTCCGACACTTCACAGTGCGCCCCTCGACGCTCCCGGCGATCCACATCGTTACCTCGGGGACAAGCGCGCTCAACTGGAGCAACGTCACCGTGCAGGACATCACCATCGATCAGCTTCCGGCTGTGACTGGCTCCTTCGTCGTCGGTGTTGGGTCTGAGGTGGTGGGCGCGGTTAACTCAAATCGCTCGATTCTGTTTGACAGCATCCGTATTTCAAACGGGGGCACGGCGCGGCGCTCCGATGCCTTCCAGGCGTTTACGAGCGGGGTCACCTTTTCGAACTCCAACGTCACGGACATTTCAAGCGGCATCTATTTCGGCTCGGCTTGCTACGCGAGCCCGGGCAACACGATCACCGGCAACGTCTTCCATGACATGACATGCAATTCGGTGCGCGACAGCGACGGGTGCATTCAGGGCTATAACAATCAGCTCTGGATCAACTACAACGTGTTCCACCGGGTGAGCGCGGCCGCGGGCGTCGCGTTTGGTGAGGCGCTTCTCGTGGGCCGTCGTACAACGCCCTCGATCGATTGCCCGACTTGCCAAGCCCTAATTCACTTCCAGCACAATACGTGCATCTCGCAAAGCCCATCCGGCGGCGCGTTCGATATCGGAGTTCAGTGGAGGGGCGGCAATCCAGGGACGACCTTCGAGGTTGAGGACAACATCTTTTCCGGCTACGGCGCCACCGACTGCCGCGCGGGCGGGATCTCCGTTCACGACTGCCCGGACACGCTGTTCGACATGAACCACAACCTGTTTTTCGCCGGCCAAGGCGGCGCCGACATCAAGGCGACGGTGGCGTCTTCCGGGTGCCCTAGCGGGATATCTTGCTGGACCACTGGCGTCTACGGTAGCGGCGACATCTATAACGGCATCGATCCGTTCCTAGGAATCAACGCCTCGACGATCTCTTGGATTCCCCCAGGCGGTTCGTCGGCGTGCGGTAGTGGCAGCGGCGGCTCGGATATCGGCGCTAAGGCCTGCGTCGGCGGCGCTGTTCTGTGTGGCAACGGCTCCAGGGAGGGCCCCGAGGTGTGCGACGGAGCCGACCTAAACGCGCAGAGTTGCATCTCTCTGGGTTTCTCTGGGGGTTCGCTCGCGTGTGCTGGTGACTGCTCCGCGTTCGACACTACGGCCTGCACCATCGCGACGACAAGGAGCGCGACGCTAACGGGCGTTGGCTGCTCTGGGTGTTCGATCCAATGAACACGGCGCTCCTCCTTGCCGCCTACCTTGCGACGCAGACCTGGGGCTGGGAGCCCGTGGCCGGCGCCACCTCGTACCGCGTCTATTACGGTGGCGCCCCGGCAGCGTGGTGCCCGATGCAGTACGCGGCGGTCCCGAGCTCGGCCTGTACCGCGACCGAATGTCAGCTCGAGGTCCAGGAGCCGACCGGAGACCTGATCTTCTTCAACGTCACCGCGATCAACGCAGACGGCGAGTCCGTGTGGGACCACGGCGTCAAGGTGTGCCCGTGAGCATCGACGCGCTCGTGGACGCTCTCAAGGGCGACGAAGGGTTTCGCAGCAAGCCGTACGCCGACGCGGTCGGCAAGCTGACCATCGGCTACGGTCGCAACCTAGACGACAACGGGATTTCTCGAAGCGAGGCGCACGACATGTGCGTCCACGATGCGATCACGGCGCTGCGCGATGCGGCCGACCTGGTTCCGAACTGGCTCCTACTTGATGACGTTCGGCAGAACGTCGTCGCGAACATGGCCTTCAACCTGGGCAAGACGAGGCTGGCGAAGTTCGTGAAGTTCCTGGCCGCAGTCAATGCGCGCGATTACCTGAAGGCTGCAACCGAAATGAAGGATTCGCTCTGGTACACGCAAGTCGGGGGGCGCGCGCGGCGTCTACACGAGGAGATGCGGACAGGCGCGGTCGCGTAATGGACGAGCCGGTCGGGATCTGGACGGTTCTTACGATGTGACTCAGGTGCCCGGTGGGGGCCGGGCTTGGGGTGAACAATAGGTGAAGGTGTCTGGAGTGAGGATGCGAACGCAGACAGTACCAAATCACAGCCGCGGCCATCGCGACGTGCAGTGGGGATTAGAGGTCAAGCTGACGACCGCTGGACTCGTCTTCACGGTGCTCGGGTCTGTCTTCGGTGGCGTCTGGTATCTGTCGTCCAGGCTCACGGATATCGACGGACAACTGAAGGCGGCCGTGGTCAAGGCGACCGCCGCCGAGGCCGCAGCCGCAGCAGCTAACGCCGAGATCATCCGAACGTCGAACGAGGCCACCAAAGAGCGCGCCGAGTTCCTTCGACGCGACGAGTTCTTTAAGTACATGGCGCCTGAGATTCGCAGGAAGCCGAGGCCGAAGCCTTCGCATCCAAGCAACGAGGACTATTGAAACTCAAAACCAGAATCGCCGCCTGGTATGTCGCCCGGCGGATCAGCAAGGCCGCGGGGCTGAACCGCAAGGAGAGAAAGCTCATGTTGGAAATCATCAAGAAGCTACTGGGGGCGTCGTGGGTTACAACGGTGCTCGGATGGCTCGCAACCTATCTCGGCGTCACATCGACAGTGGGTTGGTTCAAGCCGAACGGTAGCGTCAACTGGTGGGCGGTGGCCCTGGCTCTCGCCGGCGCTGCATTCGCGCGCAAGGTCAAGGATGGCAATCTGACCGGCGGCACAGTTTCGCAGCCGACAGTCGTCAACACGCCCGTTCTTCCCCCGAAGGAATCGGTCATGGCTGTTGAGCCGAAAACGCCATGAGGACTCTGGCGCTACTCGCCGCGTTCCTCGCCCTGCCAGCGCTGGCGAACGACTGCGAGCTCGCGTCGCGTGAGGTGTAACCCATGCCGCTGTTCGATCGCCGGCTCGACATTTACCACCACGTCGTTATCGATGGGACGACGAGGGCGCAGATCAACGAAGCACTCACGCTCCTTCGGGAGCTTAACCTGAAAGTGGAGAGAATCATGGCAGACACACAGGCAACACTCGCGGCGCTCGCTGCGGCGAACGCATCCATCGACGGAATCCGCATCGACATCGACGCTCTTGTAGCGCTGATCGCGGCGGGTGGCACGCCACAGGAAGTCTCGGATGCGGTCAACGCTCTGGCAGCGCGCCTGGCGGGCATCGACTCCGAGCGGTAGGTCGGCTGGGGGGCGGCCGGATGGTCCGGTCGCCCCCACGAAGGCGGTTCGGCGTCTACGTGGACGCTACGGTGCCACTGGAGACGGCGGCCGGGTTCGATGCGGGCGCGGGGGTGGCGATTCGCTTTTAGCACTTGACATCCATTTGACTGGGCCGTATTTTCTACGGCGATGCCAAAGAACAGGTTCAAATCTCGCCGAGAGAACCTAGGTTTGAGGCGCGAAGATGTCGCTGCCGCCTCGGGTGTGTCCCTCTCAACAATCTATAGGATCGAGGAGAGCGGGAAGGGCTCCAGCCTGGCGCTGTCGGCTCTCACGCGAGCCCTTGAGAAACTGGAGGCTTCCAAATGAGCAACGTCATCCGCCCGTCGCAGTTCGCGCGCCAGCCCTTCCGCGAGACCAACGATGGCGTGTACTACGGCTACAAGCTCGCCGCACTGGCGTACCGCCGCCCGTTCCGCATCACGCGCGGGATGGTGTGGTTCTACATCGCATGCCTGGCCGCTGGAATCGGCTACGCCATCGTGGTGGCGCGATGACCCGCGCCTTGCCAGTCTGGGCGTTCGGCGCGGTGCTCCTGTTCGTGATGCTCCCGCATGGCAAGCGCACTGACGGCGATTGCCCGAGCGGAACAATTGACATTGGATTCGGGTGCCTCGGTGGCGAGAAACCGAAGCCGACACCGGCGCCCGCTCCCTGCCCTCCGCCGCCGAAGCCCATCCCGCTCTGCCCGCGCGAGGGAGGTGGGGCATGAGCCTCTTGCCTTCGCCCGCTCCGGACCTTTCGAAGATCACTCTCCTCTCGGGCAGCCACGAAACCCGCGAAGCCGGCGTCTGCGCTATGGAGCTCGTTGCGTGGATGGCGGGGGAGAAGCACACCGACAGACCCGTGTGCGTCTCCCCGGTGCTCGCTGCGTTCCTGCGAAGGTGGAATGACGACCTCGACGACGAGGGGCGGCAACGCTTGAAGCCGTTCCTCCCGCGGACGATCGGGACGGCAAGCGACGGCCACGACGAGCTGAGGGGGTGGCTCCTCACGGATTGGATGGTGCGGGTCCACACCCCGGCGTGGCTTGAGCTCGCCGGGATCAAGGAGCCAGCGGAAGCCCTCCGCGCTCTTCCTCAGATCCGCGCGATCGCGGATCTGACGGCGGCGCAGCCGGCGCTCGACGCGGCGCGCGGGAAGGCGGCCGCCGCGTGGGACGCCGCGTGGGACGCCGCGAGGGCCGCCGCGAGGGCCGCCGCGTGGGGCGCCGCGAGGGCCGCCGCGAGGGCCGCCGCGAGGGACGCCGCGTGGGCCGCCGCGTGGGGCGCCGCGAGGGCCGCCGCGAGGGCCGCCGCGTGGGCCGCCGCGTGGGACGCCGCGTGGGACGCCGCGAGGGCCGCCGCGTGGGACGCCGCGAGGGGCGCCGCGAGGGAGCGCCTGGAGCCGACGAAGGTCTCGCTCCAGGCCTCGGCGTTCGAGCTACTCGATCGCCTGATCGATCCGAGCGCGAAGCTCGCCGCGTCGGGGGACGACGCGGCCGAGGCCGGGAAGTGGGTGCGGACGTGACCCTCCTCCCCAATGAGTCCCTCTGCGAAGAGTGCGACGAGGGCCGCGTCCCCGCATCGAACCATCCGGGCGAAACGATCACGTACCCGTGCGAGCACTGCCACTGCGGCGTCGTCACGACCGAGTACCGGACCGAGTTCGACACGCGGAAGATCATCGACGAGATCGACCTGATCCATCGCGAGACGGTCGCTCGGCTCGTGCGGCAGTTGTTCCAAGAGCGGCATGAGGCGGAGCAGCGGGAACGGCGACTCTCCGGGCTGCTCCGCGACGCGATGCGGCTGCTTGGGGTGTCGGTGCCGGACTACCCGGGGCTGGCTGACCAGGAGTGCGAGCAGGTGGGGAGGTCGCAGCATTGAGCGACAAGCTTCCCATGCTCACCGCTTCGCGGCTCCGCGACGCCAGAGCGTGCCAGCGGCGGCACAAGCACAAGTACATCGACGGTTACCGACCGCTCGACGATGCTGCCCCGCTGCGCTTCGGCACGCTGTTTCACGCGGCGCTCGCGTCGTGGTGGGGGCATGCCCCGGAGTTCCGCCTTGAGTTCGCGCTCGCGGAAACCCTGGAGGCTTCCGACCCCTACGAGGCCGCGATGGCCCGCGCCCTGATTGTCGGGTACGACGCGCGATGGAGCGACGATCGCTACGCGGTGCTGGCGGTCGAGAGGGAGTTCCGCGTGCCGCTGGTCAATCCAGAGACCGGCGCGAAGTCGCGGACCTGGGACCTCGGCGGGAAGCTCGATGCGATCGCCAGGGAAACATCCGGCCGCGTCTTGCTGGTAGAGCACAAAACAACTTCAAGCGAAATCGCGCCAGGCTCGGATTACTGGAAGATGCTTCGCCTGGATGGTCAGGTCTCGATCTACTTCGAGGGGGCCAGGGCTTCAGGCTACGACGTGGCGGCGTGTCTGTACGACGTGATCCGCAAGCCCGGCCAGCGCCCGCTCAAGGCGACCCCGGAGGACAAGCGGCAGTACAAGAAGGACGGCACGCCCTACGCGACGACGCGGCTCACCGACGAGACGCCCGAGCAATACGAGGCGCGGCTCATGGAAGCCATCGCGGAGGACCCGTCCCGCTACTACGGTCGCGGCGAGGTGGTCCGCCTCGAAGGCGAGATGGACGAGGCGATGTTCGACGCCTGGACCATCGCGCAGCAGCTTCGAGCGGCGGAGGTCGCGGATCGCTTCCCCAGGAATGTTGACGCGTGCGTGCAGTACGGGCGCACGTGCGCGTTCTTCGGGGTCTGCACAGGCGAGCAATCGCTCGACGACCCGCTGCTGTTCAAGCGCGTGGAGAACGTTCACCCCGAGTTGTCCCAAGTCACCAACCTAACAGCCGAAAGAGAGGGCTAAACGATGGCACCGCAAGTCCAGACACGACGACCCGCACCCGTACCACCGCCGACAGAACCGAGGATGACGCTCGCAACCGTGCGGCGTGGCGTCATCGACGTACCCAAGCGCACGCTGCTCTACGGAGTCGAGGGGATCGGCAAGACATCTTTCGGAGCAAATGCTCCAGCGCCCATTTTCATTGGCGCCGAAGAGGGCTTCGGCCTGCTCGACGTGGACCGCTTCCCGCAGCCGGAGAGCTTCGATCAAGTGCGCGAGGCCGTTCGCACGCTTCGCACCGACGCCCACGACTACAAGACGCTCGTGCTCGACACCCTCGATTGGGTCGAGCCGCTGATCTGGCGCTACATCTGCGAGCGCGACAACCAAGCGAACATCGAGGCGTACGGGTACGGCAAGGGCTACACCGCGGCTCTCGACGAGTGGCGCGCGCTGCTGAACGACCTCGAGATGCTGCGTGCGGCGAAGCGCATGGAAATCGTCATGCTCGCGCACTCGTGGATCAAGCCCTTCAAGAATCCCGAGGGCGACGACTTCGACCGTTATGAGCTGAAGATCAACAACAAGGCCGCGGGATTGGTGAAGGAATGGGCAGACGTGGTGCTGTTCGCCAATCACGAGACATTCGCCGTCAAGGACAGGAACAAGCGCGTCCGAGGGGTGAGCACTGGGGCGCGCCTCTGCTTCGCGACGCGCACGGCAGCGTACGACGCCAAGAACCGCTACGCGCTGCCAGATAGTTTCCCGCTCGATTGGGCGGAGTACGCGGCGGCGCTGAAGAGCGGTCCCGACCCGCTCGCACTCGCGGAAGAGATCAAGCGCAAGGCAGCAGAGCTCGGCGGCGAGATCGAGGAGAAGGCCGTCGCGCTGCTCGGTCAGAGCTTGGGCAACGCGACCAAGCTGGCACAGATCAACAATCGACTGAATGCGCGGCTGGCCGAAAAGTCCGCCGCGGCTGAGGTGGCGTGATGGTGCCCATCGGAACGCACAAGGCACGCGCGATCGACTGCGCGCTGGGGATGACGGGCACCGGCAAGGAACAGATTGGGGTGCTGTTCGAGCTTTCGGAGACGGCGGAGCGGATCACCTGGTACGGCTACTTCACCGATGGGACGTTTGAGCGGACCATCGAGTCTCTTCGGTATCTCGGATGGAGCGGGACCGATCTCCTGGCGTTCCGCTCCGGCCTGCCCTCCGAGTGCGTCAACGAAGTCGAGATCGTCGTAGAGGACGAGCCCGACCAAGACGGCAAGCTGCGCCGCAAGGTGCGATGGATCAACGGTAGCGGCGGCGTGGCCATCAAGG